CCATGGCACAGAAGATCAAGGCCACGCAGCGCTTCTTCGCCCCCGAGATCACGAAGATCTACTGGCTCGCGACCGTCGCCAATCTCGCGACCGGCCCCACCCGGGCCGAGCTGACCGCCGCCCTCGACCTGACCGACGAGGTCGCCGACATCTCCGGCTGGAGCACCACGTCGAGCACCATCGACACCCCCGACCTGGGGACGCGCTTCACCGGCAAGGTCGGCGGCCGCACCAGCGCCGGCGACTCCTCGATCACCTTCCACGGCTCCCGTGACGGTGACGACATCCGCCAGGACCTGTCCGAGGACCTGCCCGGCTTCATCTGGATCGCCGACGGTGGCGACGTCGAGGACTTCCTCGCCGACCTCTTCCCCGTCTCGGTGCTCTCCATCGGCAAGCTGCGCGCTGTCGACGGCAAGAACTTCCAGATCACCGTCCCCTTCTCGATCTCGCGCAAGCCGGTCGAGAACCTCAAGATCCCGGCCCTCGCCTGATGGCCGCTCCCGCCACGACGGCCGCCGAGGCGGCTCCCGCCGCGACGTCGCCGTGGCGGGAGCGCCTGCGCGCCAAGCGCCGGCGCCGCGTCGTCATCCCCATCCAGGTCTCCGAGGACCCCGGCAACCTCGCCCTCGTCGTCGCCCGCCGCCGCGGCACCTGCGCCGCGCTGCGCGACATCCCCACCCCCGAGGCCGCCAGCCTGCTCGCCCAAGCCGAGGCCGACCTCGCCGAGGCCGAAGCGGCCCTCGCCGAGCACGTCGTCGAGGTGCCCTTCGAGTCCATGCCCCCCGCAGACTTCGAGGCCCTCATCGCGCTGCACCCCTCGGTCGACCCTGCCGACGACAGCGGCATCGCCTGGCGCACCTGCCTGCCCGCGCTCGCGGCAGGCTGCTGCGCCGAGGAAGACGGCGGCGACGAGGCCTGGTGGGCCGAGACGCTCGACATGGACTGCTGGACCTCCGCGGACCTGATGACCCTGTGGGGCGAGCTGCTGCGCCTGCACACCCGCGCGCCTTCGGCCCGCCTCCCTTTCGCCTGAGCCGCGACCCGCTGTTCGCCGCACAGATGGCGTACTGCGGGCCCCGCGGCATCGCACGCAGCGACTTCCTGCGCTGGGACCTCGACGATCAGGACGCCGCCATGGCCTGGCAGTCCTACGAGAACGCCCGCTGCGGCTCCTGCGGCCACCACCCCGACGAGCCCACCCGCCACCTGCACGTCGACGTCTGCCCCGGCTGCGTCGACGTCCAGCGCACCCGCGAGAGCGGCGCCCTCGAGGAGACCCGCGGCTCCCACCTGCGCTGGGCCGGCGGCGGCGCCGGCGGCTGCCAGCGCTGCATCGACGAGGCCGCCTTCGCCTGACCCCCGACCACCCCCACCTGGAGGCTGCCGTGAGCGGACGCTCGAACAACCTGCGGGTGCAGGTCGACGTCGAGAGCCAGTTCAGCGGCGAGAAGTCCTTCAAGAGCGCGGAGTCCTCCGCCCTGGCGATGGCCCGGGCGATGGACAAGGTCGACGCCGCGGCGCGCGCCATGGCTGCGGCCGAGGAGGCCGCCTACCGCCAGGCCGACCAGGCCGCGGCCGCCCACGAGGCGCAGGTGCGCAAGATGGCCCAGGCCGAGATCTCGGCCTACCGCGAGGCCGAGCGCGCCGCCACGGAGAAGACCGCCGAGCAGCGCCGCATGGCGCAGCAGGAGGCGGCTGCCTACCGCGAGGGCGAGCAGCTGGCCGCGAAGCGCGAGGCCGACGTGCGCCGCATGGCGCAGGTCGAGGCCGCCGCCTACCGCGAGGCCGAGCAGGCCGCGGAGAAGGCCGCGGCCGCGCGCCGGATGTCCGAGGACGACCAGCGCCAGGCCATGACCAAGGTCGGCACCGTGCTGGCGGCCACCAGCGCCGCCGCGATCGCCGGGCTGGGCATCGCCACCCGCGCCGCGATGAGCTGGGAGTCGGCCTGGGCTGGCGTCACCAAGACCGTCGACGGCACCCCCGCGCAGATGGACGCCCTCGAGGGCTCCCTGCGCTCGCTGGCCAAGACCCTCCCGGCCAGCCAGGAGGAGATCGCCGGGGTTGCTGAGGCCGCCGGTCAGCTCGGCGTGAAGCGCGAGGACATCCTCGGCTTCACCAAGACCATGATCGACCTGGGCGAGACCACGAACCTGTCGGCTGACGAGGCCGCGACCGGCCTGGCCCAGTTCATGAACGTCATGCAGTCCGCCCCCGAGGACGTCGCCCGTCTCGGCGCGACCCTGGTGGCCCTCGGCAACGACGGCGCGAGCACCGAGGCCGACATCCTCGCGATGGCCCAGCGGATCTCCGGCGCCGGCAAGCTCGTCGGCGCCTCTGAGGCCGACGTGCTGGCGCTGGCGAACGCGATGGCGTCGGTCGGCATCGAGGCCGAGCTCGGCGGCGGCGTGACCACCCGCGTCATGCAGAAGATCTACACCGCGGTGAAGGAGGGCGGCGACGGCCTCGCCTCCTTCGCCCAGGTCGCCGGCATGAGCTCGGACGAGTTCACCGCCGCGTGGGAGGACCGCCCGGTCGCGGCGATGGACGCCGTCTTCCAGGGCCTGGGCCGCGTCAACGCCTCCGGCGGCAACGTGGTGGCCACGCTCAAGGACCTCGGGCTCAAGGGCACCGAGGAGGCCTCGGTGCTGCTGCGCATGGCCGGCGCCGGCGACCTGCTCTCGCGCTCCCTCGAGCTCGGCGGCGACGCCTGGGCCGAGAACGCGGCGCTGGCCGAGGAAGCCAACAAGCGCTACGCGACCACCGAGGCGCGCCTGCAGATGGCGCGCAACCAGATCAACGACACCGCGATCGACATCGGCGGCAACCTCCTGCCGATGCTGGCCACCGGCGCCGAGTTCGCCGGCGACCTGGCCTCGGCCTTCGGGATGCTCTCGGAGGGCCAGCAGGAGTGGGTCGTCGCCCTGGGTGCCGGCGTCGCCGGCATCACCGGCGTCGTCGGGGTCGCCTCGATCGCGATCCCGAAGGTCTTCGAGCTCAAGACCACCCTCGACGAGCTCGCCGGCGGCTCCTCCCGCGTCGGCAAGGGCCTGGGCGCTGCCCTCTCGGTCATGACCGGCCCGTGGGGCATCGCGCTCGCGGCCGCCACCGTGCTCGTCGGAGCATGGGCCGCCGAGCAGGGCGCCGCCGCCCAGCGCGTGCAGACCCTCTCGGAGGCCATCGACGGCCAGACCGGGTCCTTCACCGAGGCCGCCCGCGCGATCGTGGCTACCAACCTCGGTGACGCCGGCGCGCTGTCGGCCGCGAAGAACCTCGGGCTGCAGCTGGACGTCGTCACCGACGCCGCCCTCGGCCAGGCCGACGCCATGCGTCAGGTGCAGGCCGCCATCCAGGGCGCCTACGACCAGGAGCAGGCCGCCTCGCTCGGCAAGGGCGAGTACACCGACGCGACGATCGCCAACGCTGACGCTGCGGCGCTGCTCGAGCGTGCCCTCGGCAACCAGACCGGGGAGACCGCTGAGGCGATCGAGGCGGCCAGGCTCAAGGCCGAGGCGATGGGGGAGGACACCTCCGCCACCGGCGCCGCCGGTGACGCCAGCGAGACCGCCGCGGGCCAGGTCGACGAGCTCGGCCGCTCCACCGAGGGCAGCGCCGAGGCCATGGAGAAGCTCGGCGACGCGATCCGCGGCGCGCTCGGGCAGTTCTTCGACGTCGAGAACGCGACGTCGGCGGTCGAGGCCTCGATCGACTCGATGACCGAGGCGGTCAAGGAGAACGGCACCAGCGTCGACCTGACGACCGAGCAGGGCCGCGCGAACGCCGCGGCGCTGCAGGACCGGGTCAACACCACCGGCGACCTCATCGCGGCCATGGCGCGCGAGGGGCAGTCCAGCGAGGAGCTGTCGGCCAAGACCACGCAGCTCAAGAACGACTTCATCCTGCAGATGCAGGCGGCCGGCTTCTCCCAGGAGGCGATCGAGCGCTACGCCGGGTCCTTCGACCTGATCCCCGAGCAGGTGGCCACGACCGTCAAGGCCGAGACCACCGGCGCCGAGGCCAAGCTCGACGGCATCCTCAGCCGTCTGGCCATGCTGCCCAGCGAGCGCGCGACCACCGTGCGCATCAACGAGATCACCACCCGAGGCGGCAACACCGGCGGCGGCCTGGCCGAGGGCGGCGTCGTGGACTACTTCGCCGACGGCGGGGTCGTCGGCGCCCGGCGCGAGGACCACGTCGCCCAGATCGCCCCGGGCGGCTCCTACCGCGTCTGGGCTGAGGACGAGACCGAGGGCGAGGGTTACATCCCCCTCGCGCCCAGTAAGCGGCCCCGGTCCAAGAAGATCACCGAGGAGATCGTCGCTCGCTTCGGCGGGCACGTGGAGTGGTACGCCAACGGCGGCATCGCCGGCGGGGCCGAGGGTGCCGTCGTCTCCCGCTCGATGGTCATGGCTGCGCTCACCGCGACCACCTCCCCGGTCGACGACACCCGTCGGACGGCGGCGCTGCGCCAGCAGGCAGCAGCAGCCCAGATCGCCGCGGCCGCCGAGCGCTACCTCACCCAGGTGCGCGAGCGCGGCACCGCGGCGCTCAAGGAGGAGGGCGAGCGCCAGGAGGTGGCGCTGCAGGCCCTCAAGGACCGCAACACCGCCAGCGAGGACGCGGGGCAGAAGGAGGTCGAGCGCCTGCGCAAGGCGAAGGCCGGCGACGGCGCGATCGCCGCCGCCCAGGACCGCCTGACCTCCCTCAAGCGCGCGAACGACGCCGCGGAGAAGGCGCTCAAGAAGTCCCAGGACGGCGAGAACGACGCCGCCAAGGTGGCCCAGAAGAAGGCCGAGGCCACCGCCTCGGAGACCCTCACCCGGGCCAAGGAGCGCGAGAAGGACGCCACCGACGAGCTCAAGGACTCCGAGAAGGAGCTCGCCGACGCCCGGGAGCGCGCGGTTCAGTTCGCCCAGCGCTCCGCCGACGCCCTCTCCCGCCGAGCCAACCTGTCCGACGTCGCCTCCGACGTCACCGCCAGGAAGGCCGCGGCCCGCGACGCGAAGGCGGCGAAGAAGGACCTCGACGCCGCGCTCGCGGACGCCGACGCCGCAGGCGGCAACGCCCGCGGGGAGACCCGCGCCGCGGCCCTGGAGCGGCGCTCTGGCGCCCTGGAGGCACTCGCGGCCGCCGGAGTGCAGTGGGCCTCGGCCCAGCGCGCCATGGGCACCGACAGCGCCACCGTGCAGACCGGGCTCGACCAGGTCCGCGCCAAGGTCGAGGCACTCGGCGCGGCCTACGGCCTGACCGGCCAGCAGCTCGCCGACATGACCGAGGCCCTCGCCGACCAGGGCGAGGCCCTGCCCACCGGCGAGGAGCTCCTCGGCGGGCTGATGGGCGAGCTCGAGCGCATGAAGGAGACCGCCAAGGCGATCTCCGAGCTCGAGGCAGCGGGCCTGGACCGGGGCCTGGTCGACCAGCTCTTCGAGAAGGGCACCGACCAGGGCCTCGCCATGGCGAAGGCGCTGCTGTCCGGCGGCGCCGGGCTGATCGGGAAGTTCAACACCGTCCAGTCCGACATCAACGGCACCGCCAGCGGCTTCGGCTCCTCCCTCTCGGCCGGCCGCTTCACCCCCGGCTCGCGCCTCGAGGCCCAGCCGGTCTCCCTGCTCGAGGGCGCCTCGGTCGGCCTGGTGGCCGACACCCACGTCGCGCTCGCGGCGAACACCGCGGTCGGTCTGCTCGCCGGTACCTCGGTCGGCATCGACGCGCCGGTGCTGGCCGACATGGCCCAGCGCATCACCGCGGCGCTGGCCACCCGGCCGCTGATCGTCAACCTCGACGGCTCGGTCGTCTTCGCCTCCATGCAGGCGCAGGCAGCGCAGGCCGCGATCGCCAAGGCGCCCTGACCTGCGGTGACGCGGCGGGGAGGGTGCGGAAATTTCCGCGCCCTCCCCCGGACCGCGCCCTCCCCCACCTCACCTCGACCGTGCATGGAGGCCCTCATGGCGCTGCTCGCCGTCCAGCTGCAAGGGCTGTGGTTCACCGACATGGCCGACCCCCGCGACGCCCTCGTCGTGCCGGTCGAGGTCGACTCCGGTCGCAGCCTGACCGTCACCGGCGAGGTCCTCGAGTTCGCCGGCGGCACCTTCCGCTCGGTGGTCGGCGCCGGCCGTCGCCGAGGCCGCACCCCGAAGATCGGCCTGGTCCCGCTGACCGTGGCCGAGCAGCTCGAGGCGCGCGCCGGCCGCCCCCAGTGGGTGCGCGGCCCCACCGGCGACCGCATCGCCGCCCAGTTCTTCGACCCCGTCATCGCCGAGCAGGGCCCCCTGCTGCTGCCCGGCTACGGGGAGGTCTTCGCCGCGCGGATCTCCCTGACGCTGCAGGGCCTGACCGCCTCCGAGGTGGTCTGAGTGCAGCCCCTGCGCGCCACGCCGCGCGAGCACCTCACCGACCGCGAGGTCCTCGCCCTGCTGCACGAGGACCTCGAGGTGGACTTCGGCGCCGACCTGATCGGCCTGGACGGCCAGGTCGTCGCCGACGTCTCCTCCGACCTGCGCGCCGGAGCCATCTCCTACGACGGCAGCGCCGACATCCACCGCTCGTGCGACCTCGAGCTCGCCGGCGACTTCATCTGGGGGCGCGACCGGCTTCGGCTGTGGCAGGAGCTCTACTCCCCCCGCCTCGGCTTCGGCGCCGTCTTCTGGCTCGGCGTCTTCGTGCTGACCCGCCCCACCCAGACCCGCGGAGTCCCCCGCCTGGTCGGCCGCGACGGCCAGCTGCGCAGCGGCCCGGCAGCGGTCAAGGGCTGGGACGTGCTGTACCTGCTGCGCTCACCGGTGGGGGAGACCTGGTCGACCCGCTGGACCGAGACCGGCCAGCGCACCTCGG